CTGTCCAATTACCCATAGTAGAAGCTGTAGAAGAACCTACGCTTGTCACTTAGCAGTCCTCAGTGCATACCTAAGTCTTCTAGCAAAGTTGGAATCAAACCCATTCCTTTTAGAGAAGGCAACACCATTACCTATTTTTTCAAATGGATATAGGGCTTTATACTTAGCCATCTTGGTAAGTTTTGCTACTTGTCTTATCCTTGCACCGCTTGAAGTATTGGTTGATGTTCTTCCATATCTTTCCCAAATACCTTCTGTACCTTTACCACCTTTTGGAACGCCAAAGAAATATTTTTTCTTATTTCTTTTTATTTTATTCATTGCACCTTTAGTTATATTTCCTGATGCATATTGCGTTATACCTGATGTGTTCTTACTACTAGGAACAACAATAGAACTACGCTTAGGTGTTCTCGTTCCACCATCTACTTGTAGTTGCATGTAATCTTCTCTTTTCTTATCAACATAAACTACTGCTGTTAGTTGTGTCTTCTTGGCTTTATCAACCCTAAAAGCTTTTTGTGTATAAGGTGTAGGGTCATCAAACTTTTGTTTAGTTTGTTTTTTGTAAGTCTTATGTAATGCAAACGCTGTATCGTTTAGAGCTAACATAGTTGCAAAAGGTATTTGTTTCTTTTGTATAGAGCTCAATCCCTTTGTTACTTCTTTTATATTTGATTTGATATTTACTCTCATCCCTTTCTCCAGTAAGACTTGCCTTTAAACTTTAAACCAATCTCTTTAGCCTTCCTTCTAGCGGTAGATGGACTACAACCAAAAGACATTGCTGCATCATGTGATGACTTACCCTGCTTAATCATTTCCTTCAATTTTTTCTTATCTACTTCCATTTATAAGTTTTCATAATGTTCTATTAACTTATCAATATACCATTTAGCCTTTTGTAAGTCTTGTATGTTGGCATCCTTCATGCGATGTCTGTGTATGTACTTAATAGCTGAACCCTCTAGATAACTAGGAAACTCTGAGCCTAATTGTTGTTTAATGTACTCAATGCACTCCACCTTCCCGTTGTTATAGTGTGCAGGTCGTGACACTGGGTCATGCTTTTTATTTCTAATACTCATTTTTATTTCACTCCTTTTAAATAACTTATTAGCCTTTCGTTGGAAAGACCACTCAAAAAATCTATCTAACATTTCTCCTCACTATTTCATTCTTACATTTTTGTATGACCTTTTTCTTAGAACTTGATGATTCAATATAATCAGTTAATTCTTTTATTGTCATACTTTTAATATAAGAGTGTTCTACTGTTGTTTTCCCAGTAGCTCTATCTCTTACCTTTACACTTGGTTTGAATTTAATTGGCATTTATGTTCCTCAGTTAATTTATCTATTCTTATACAATATTTTTCAAAAGTAGATGTTGGTATCAAGTAGGCATCAATCTTTTTGCCTTGTATTCTGAATCCAACATTTTTTAAAATCTTCTCGTCTTCGATGCATTTGTTTATATTTTCAGTTTCAATCCAATATATTTTTGAATCAGTTATATACGCAAATATATTAGCGGTTGTTGCAGATATTCCTGACTTTACGTTTTGACATGATGATTCTATGAATATATTACCAGTACTATCTGTTTGTGCATCACGCTTTACTTCAACTGTCTTGTTAATTTCAGGAATCATAATGTCATATTCTTTATGATAACCATCTTGCTTGTAAGCTGTTTTATATTTTTTAAGAATCAACTCCAATATTAGACCCTCTCCTTTTTCACCAAAAGGTAAATCTCTATCTCGAAATTCATTCACTTTTCTTCTTCCTTATCTTTTTTCTTTTTCTTTTTCTTTTTGCCAAAGATAGCTTCCCAGTTATCTTCATATCTTTTTGTATTCTCTTTCCTACGACCTGAGCCTTTGCCACCATGCCACTTAGTCATAACTTATCCTTTGAAAATTAACAGCCTTATCTAATTTAGATAACAACTCCTTAGCCTTCATAAAATCTTCAGGTATACATCTTAATAATTCTTCTATGCTAAATATCATCATGTCAGGCTCATCTTTGTGTATCTTTTGTAAGATAGGCTTCTCATCATCAGTATCACAAACTAAAGCAGTCTTCTTATCAAAGTTAAAACATCTAGTATTAGGTTGTATTCTTGTATAACCACTTTGTTCACATTTCTTGTTAAGTGAATCAAAAGCTCTAGTCATCATTTCAACCATCTTAATCTTTTCTTTAACATGACCTTTGTAAAGTGCATCCTTAAACATAGATTCTGCTCTACAAAACTTAATCTCAAAATCTACACCCAACATCTTGAATATTCTTTTCCTAGAACCCCACCTCTCAAAAGATTCAGATTCATATATTCTTAACTTCTTCAATTCACTTTCAAAAGATTCATCTAAATATGTCTTCATTGGTTTGGTCTCCAATCGTGAAATTCATAGTGGTTTGGGTTGGTTGCTTTAGAAAAGCAAACCAAACCAACCAACTTTTTGATAATTTGGGCTAAAAAACCAAACCAAAACAGACCAAAACCAAACCAAAACCAAACCATATCAAAATACCTCATTATCAAAAGATTTTGACTGGTAGCCATAGCCTTCTTTGTAATGCACTAAATCATGTGCTTTTAAATCCGCTAATCTAGTTTTTAACGTACTATCTTTAATATCCATTCTAGCTGCTAATATTGAATACTTTACCCAAACACTAATAGGGTCATTTGGCTCTTTTTCCTTCTGATATTCTTCTATAGCATCTAATGTTTCTTTTCTTGCTGATGTAAGCATCATCTCTTTAGGAGACTCTAGCGTTAGTTTCAGTACACCTGAAGTAACATTACTAAAGCCAAAGACCTCTACTTCATGGAACTTAAAGTTCATAGGTTGTATTGGTCTACCATCTTTAACAAGTGTTTGGTCAACAGATACAAGCATAGCATCATCATCACCGCTTCTTTTAACCCTAAATTCATAGTCAAGTGCTGCTGGTAATACTGAGCTTCCTCTAGCCCTTGCTGAAGAGCCATGACCAGTATGATGTACTATCACTATAGAAGCATTAAACTCTTCTTTAAGCATGTCTACACGCTGTATAAAGGTATTCATATCTTTGGTGCTGTTCTCATCTAAACCATAGTTTCTAGCAAGGGTGTCAATGATAATCATACCTATACCATTGTTTTCAGCTTCTATATCTCTACAAACCTGTTGCAAGATAGCAAATTCCTCATCATCACCTATTCTTGAACCTCTATTAGATACAAGCAAAGGTTTCTTATCTAAGTTCATGCTATAGAACTGTTCATAGGCTTTTATACGTCTACCAACTGCGTTAGTGCCTTCTCCTGCAAGATAAAGTACAGTTGATGGTTTAGTTTCATATCCATAGAAATCCTTACCTGTAGCAACTGCACAACCCATAGCAATGGCTACAAATGATTTACCTGTCTTAGGTGCACCAAATATAGAAGTAACAGTTCCACGTTCTATACATCTATCTACCAACCAATCAGGCTCAGTAATATTAGCCATGATTTCATTAACTGTTTGGAAATATAAACTACCTTTTGGTCTTTTAGCGGTATTGCTTGTTATGTAATCTTCTAATGATTTAGAGTCTGCAAAATAACCTGATTCATACGCATCCCATAAATCATCTTTTTCATTAAAATCTTTTGGTGGTTCAGCAATTAAAACACTACAACCATTTTGTTTTAGGTGACTAGAAATCTCATTAGCAACCTTCTTACCAGCTTCATCATTATCAGGAAATATCCAAACGTCTCTTCCATAGATAGGTGACCAATCAGCTTTATTCCAACTATTTACACCACCATGCCATGTACAAGCATCACCATCCTTTCTTATAGCTTCACATCCACGCAATGCTTTCTCACCTTCATTGATAATGATAGGTTTATCAGGAAAGTTATTGGTGTGGTAAATAGGTAATAACCCTTCAGGTCTACGCATAGACCATGAACCATCAGGATTCATACTGAAGGGTGCATACTTCTGTTTGATAGGATGCCCATCAGGAAACCTCATAACCCAAAAATTAGTAGAATACTGCACTTTTACTATTGCTTGAGAATGAAGTTCCCTCATTTGGACTTTTGTAAAAGACCTTGCATTGCCCTTGTTAGTGCCATTTGGGGGAGTCACACTAACGCTGAGTAAGGAGTCATTAGGCAATGCTTGGTCATAACCAAACTGTTTTAAAATCGTTGACACATCTTCATTGAGGTATTTTATTAAATCTACAACCCCACCACCAAAACCTTCTTCAAAGTTATAGAAAAGGCCTTTTTCTAGGTTTAGAACCATACTCCCATGAGTATTCCATCTCATTTCTGTAGATGAAATACTCTTAGGCTCACCTAATAGCTGCTTTGCTACTTCAGGTGCGATTCTTTGCCAATCTACGCTTGACATCTAAAATGGTATATCGTCATCGCTAAGTTCAGTCTTAGCTACCATTTCAGCTACTTTATCTGCTAGTCCCTCATTAGGAGAAACAAAGCCATCATCATTATCAACTGGTGCATCAGGGTCAACATACCAATCAGGTACTTGAAAACCTCTATCACCCCATTTAACAAATTCAAATGTAAGTTCAGATGAAGTACCCATACCTACTTGAATAGGTTTAGAGCCTTTATATTCCATTACTGGTAACTTACCCACGTTAGCATCTTTCTCATGCCAAAATGTGCCTAACATTTTATTAAAAGCCATAGCTTCAGCTACAGTAAATCTTTGCCATAACATCGCATGACCACCATCAGGCATTACCCAACATGAAAATGCTCTCTTCCAATCATCAGCAGGTTTAGGGTCTACAACACCAAACTTTGCATCCCATTTATATTCAAATCCATCAGCCTTAGTATAACGACCCCAACCTGACTTGAATGTATCAATATCAAGTTGTAAGTATTTAAACTGAATTGGTGTTTCGCCATTTGCATAAAACTGTTGACCCATTGTTTTAAAGCCAAAGTAAATTTGCGGTTTCTCTTCGGTATTACTCATACCACCTAATATATCCATACTATACTCCTATGGTTTAATGTATTGTTCTATCAATACTGTTTATATAATCAGTTTCAAGTTGGGTGTAACACCTTTCCTTAAAACTTTCGTAATCCTCGTCATTAATAATGCCAAGAAATTCACATGCAACTAATATCTTGTCAAAAGACATTCTGCAATATTGTTCAAAATCTTCTTCTAGTAAATAACTATGTAAGTCCATTAGCCTTTTGTACGACTTCATCTAACCTCTCACATACTTCTGATAGTGGACACATATAGTATTGTTCCCAATTCTTTTTATACCCACTCTCCATTAGATATAGAGGTATCACACACATAATCTTGCGTCTATCATACTTATAAATTAATACTGGTATTAGGTCATCATTAGCACTCTCAACTGCTTGATTCCACCAGTCGTTTTTAAATACATCACTTCTACCAGTGCCTTTGTATCGTTTACATTCTATTGCCAAGTTACCCCAGTAAATATCAGCCATGCCTTTGGTTTGATATTGGTCTAGGTTTCTTTTAACAGTCTTGGTGCTACCTTTAGATGCAAGATAAGTATTAATCTTTTTGCATATAACTCTTTCGAAAGCTGCACCTTTTGTTCTGCTGTTAATTGGCATCTATAAAAATCTCCTTCTTACCAGTAGCATGATAAGTAATAGTTAATGTATCTCCATCTTTAACTTCTGTATAACCAGCACCATTATTAACGTGGATATACCATTCATCTTTCTGCTTATTCAGCTTTAATCTTTGCGTTTCAACTATATCGCTATACTGAGTCATTGTTCTTCTCAGCTTCATAAGTCACCATGCCAAGTTTTATTAACATCTGACTGGCTTGTTCTATTGTTAAGTTGTTTTGTATTGCAAAGATTTTTATGTCTTTGTGTAGCTCTTCAGGAATCCAAAGTGCTTTTTTTATTACTTCATCCATTGTTTTGACTCTCCATATTTATATTAAAATTAATTTGATAATAAAGCAAAGACTTTATTACATCTTTCTCCAAAAACCTTATACTGTTGTTAAGGGCAAAGGATAAACTCTCCATACTATACTCTAATACTCTCATTATCTTTTTTGCCCTTCTTGTCTTTTAGGGTAATCCATTATTTTATAATTTAGTTGTTTTAATAAACCCTTTCTTTCATTCTTGCCACCAAGAAAATAAATGTATCTATGCTTTCTTGGTCTATCTACTTGTTCAAATTTTTCTTTATTAGATTTTCTTTCTTCCAAAGAATAGGATTCACATACAGTTTTACTATGTATATTACTACCAATCATTCTCCATTCTTTTCTTTTATCAGATAGACCTGTATAAATAAAATTAGTAGCTTGATATACAACACCAATATGGTCTTGCTCGGTATCAGCATAAGAAACTATTATTCTTGGTTTGGGTAATAACTTAAAAGATGCACCAATTAATATAGATGCTTGATTCTTTTTATTATCTTTTAAAACCAATCTATTTAATTCTAAAACTATGCTTTTATTCTTTTCACCTGCTATACCTTTACATAATGCTGGTGATGGTGGTGACCCATAGCTAACCATACCTATAAGTTGATTATCTTGAAACAAGCCATAAGCATAACTGATAGATGGCATACGTTTAGCGTAATGAATATCTAATATAAATGGCTTTGTATCTTCATAGGATATTCTCTCAATGTTGTATTCACCAACATAAACACCATCTACATCATCGTATAATGCTCATATCTATCTCCTACAACACCAAATCAATAACATTAGGACTATTGTAAATACTCAAAGGTTTGCCTTTCTTGTATTCTTTATAGTCTTCTAAGTAAGTTTCCATGATTGACCAACCAAAGTCCATTTGCTCTTTAGTCATTCTAAATACCTTAGATGCATAAGGATAAGTCTTTTCTTGGGCAACAAACATAAAGTCAGTTACCTTATAACCAGCAGCTTCCATGCCACGCCTGTAATATGCTGCTTGTAAGTCGTATCTAAACTTTTTAACAGACTTTGCAAAGGTGTAAGGTTCAACTGATTGAGTAGTCTTGTAGTCCACTATAACTATCTCATCTTTTGAATCAGTATTATCTAAAGGTGGACATATCAAGTCAGGTCTACATTTACACAATACATCATCTTCATACCAGTAAAAACTAGACTCAGGAACTTTACCTTTAGCATCAAGATAAGCATTACCTTCATAAATCATCTTATCCTTCATGCCTTGTATAAGTTCTACATCAGCTTCTTTAAGCACAATAAGACCACGCTTCTCGTACTCTTCTTTAAGTTCTTTATTTGCCTTTGTGTAAGGACTACCGCTAATTACAACCACTTCCTTATCAAAGGCTTCCTGACCTTCTACAAGTAATGAATGAGCAGCAGTTCCAAACCTCATGGCTGGTGTTGTTTCTTGTTGATGCTCTAGTGCATGTAATTGTGATTCACCAAACCTTCTTATAAAACTACTGCTAACACCAACACCTGCATGATAGTCTTTATTAGGTATATCTTTAAACACCCATGCTTTGCCACGTTGCTGGGACTGGTATTCTTTTAGCTCTTCTATCACTTAACCACCCCCATCAAATATGCTATCTCAGTCAAAGACTCTCTGACCTTATGCTCATCATTGCCAACTTGAACTTTAGTCTCGCCAGTCATAAAGTCTTTGTAATAACCTCTAACCTCTCTTTTAGGTAGGCGGATTTCTCCGCCACCTAATATATTAAATACTACTTCCATTTATCTCTCCTTTTATCTGACTCAATCGCCATTAGTATTACCAAGCAAGATATATATCCCACTATTAACATGATTACATATTCCATTACAAAACCCCCTGAGCTTTCAGTTCTTGCTCTGCTAATTCTTCAAATGATTTACCACCCATCTGCACATCCCAATCCATAGTAGATACACCCTGAGACATTTCTACATAATCTTTGGACTTACACCAAATCTTTTCTTTAGCAAATTGCTCTTTAAGATTATTAGGTATTTCTAAAGCAATATCATAATCATCAACATCCAACATACTGTAACAATTATCACATTCAATAGTTGCACAATCATCAACAAAGTCTCCTGCTTTGATTTGTTCCATCTGTAGCATTGCACTATATGAATAAGAACCACCACATGAGCAATCTTCTATGTGCTTGTTAAAAAATACTTCAGCACTATCTATGGAGTTATGACCCCAAGAATTAATAGTGCCTGTTACTTTGATTTTATTTTTCATTATTTACTCTCCCTTAAATTTATGCAGTCTTGCATGTGTATGATTAATAATTTCTTTAATATCATCTTCAATCCAGTTTTTAAGATATAGCCATTCTTCTTGGTTCTTAAAACTGGTTCTTGGATTTTTTAATTTATTTAGATTCTCTTGTAAATCATTGATTATTGAATTTGCTAACTTTTCTGAATGCATTACTTACTCCTCTTTTTAGTTAGTTTTACTTCGTGACCTTGTTTGATTAACCTAGCTCTTTTACTAGCCATGTAGAATAAGTTGCTAGTCTTAATGGCAACTACCCAGCCTAAGCTAGGTAGTTTTACTTCTAAAGTGTATCTAGTCATTACACCCCCCTTTTTTGTTGTCTTTGGATTTTCTTTATTTGCTTGTCGTATGACTTATAGTTATTAAGGTATTCCTCTCTTCTAGCTAAGTTCTCTGATGGTGTTTCACCAGCGAAAGGTCTCATATTGTTATATGCCTTTAACCATTGTGTTCTTTCTTTTTTTAAGTTTTCTAGTGTGTTCATGTTTGACTCCTTTTTGTTTAACATAACGTATTATATACATTTATATATTTAAATGTAAACATTTATTTTAATTTATTTTAAAGGGTTCAATACTGGCACTTGGCTAAGTGTATCTAAGGTTTCTTGTAAGGAATCTATTTCTAGGGTTGGGGTGATTATCTTTTTATCAAAGGTAAAGTAGGTTTGCGAAGTAGTATTTGGTTTGAAGAGAATTCGCTTATGTTCTTGGCTAAAGAAAACGAAAGCAAGAATATCACAATGATAGTTTTTATAAGTCTCTGACATTGCTCTTGATGTTTCAGATGCAAAAGTATATTTGCCTTCTTTGGATTCTCTTCTGCTTTTGACTTGGACTGTGTATTTTGCATTGGCAAATTCTACCATTAAATCTGCTGGATGTTTTTCTTGGGTTGAATAGCAAAAGTCAGCGTATTCTAATAAGAATGTTTGTACTAAGGATTCCCCTAAAGCACCAAGTCGAGAATTACTTTGGTGGTCTTCCGATGTCTTTTTTGGCATCTTTAGTACACAATGCTAGTTGTCGTGAATTGTAATTTGCCCTGTTTGGAGTTTGTATAGCATATTTGCTATCTAATAATTCTTCTGATGCTTCTAACCACATCCCCATTTCCATTAAGGCTCTTGTTCTTCTAAAACCCATAAAACCTTTGATACCCATTTGAAATGACATATCAACACAACAAAGCTGTGCTTTTTCAGGAAAGCTACGCCAAACAGTCCAGTACTCATCAAGTTGGCTCATAACTCTTTTAATATCGTTATCAAGTAGATACATAGCTTCATCTTCTGTAACACCTCTATCTTGTAAGTTTCTACCTACACCAATAGTCCATCTACCTTCACTACATTGATAAAGGGTACACATAACCCCTTCATGCCTGACTAGCATTTCTTTTACTTTATCGTACATATTATTTGTTATGAACTCCTCTGAACTTCTCTGCTGTTCTAAGTGATGACATCCCAAGTAGGGATAAAAGAATTGTAGTAAGTTGCGAAAAATCAAACTCAAGCTTTTCAAGTTGTAAATCAGTACCGCTAACTACAGCTATCCAAGTTGCGATAGGCAAGATAATGTAATGAGTGCAAAGACTAAACCCACAAACATATCCAATGCAGGGTCGCCATGACGATACAAACCAGTTCCCGTTTTTCGCTTCTTCAGCATTAAGGCTAATCTGTGCTTTATCCAAAGATATAAGTTCTTTTTGTAAGTCATGTGATAGTTGTTCTTTTAAGTCTTTATCCTGAACAAATTTATCCAAGACGTTGTTTGCTACTTCAGCAATTTTGGTTATGCTCAAAACGTGCTTTTTACTATTAGGGTTATTAAAGAAGCTACAATAGTTGTAAGACCACCAAGAAGCCAAATTTTTGTGCTATCTACTGACTTTTGTAATGCATCAGTTTTTCTATAGATGGTTTTCCAGCGTTCTTGACATATCGCATCATGCTTTTCTAAATCAGATGCCACTGATGCAATAGTCTTTTTTGTAGCCATTAGTTTTCCTCTGTTACTTCCTCTTCTTTAGGTAGAGTTTTATCAAGGGCTTCAATCAATATGTTCTTATGATTATTAATCATATTATATAGATTGTAACTTCTTTGTAGCTCAGCTAGTTCTCTTCCAGCTACGTTTAATTCAACAGCTAAACGAGTTTGCTCTTCGTTTAAATCTTCTGCTGTATATTCTCTACCATTAAAATTAATTATTACGTTTTTCTCTTCACTCATATTACTCTCCAAGTATTTTATTTTTAATAAGCTTTAGCCATTGTGGCTTCTTTCTTTTTATTATAAATAAAGCTATACCTATTACAATAATTAATCCTATTAAAGTATCCATATATTATTCACCTATTGTTTTTGTTTCAGTAGTTGGGTTAATCTCTTCAGATATTTTTGAGTCTAAAGCAGATTTTAAGTTTGCTACTTCCTCTTCACCCATAATGCCTTCTACCCAACCAGTAACCACTTCATTAGTTAAGTCTGCAAAAGGTATAAAGTCAGAACCAATATCATCAAGTGATAATGATTGTGTGCCATAAACACTAGCTGTATATGGTACTTCTTGACCATCTACTTCGTGTGTCTCGCTGCTTTCAGCGTTTAATCTCCAATGTACATTGTAAACTGTGTCGCTGTGTTCTTCGTATGTGGGATAAACATCTACTGTTTTACAGTCCCAAGTGTATGTG